TATGTATCAGCAACAAACGCTACTAACGCCCAATGTGATAAAGCTCTTGTTTGGAACTGGGCTAACAAATCACAACAAACTCCGTATGGAACCTTTACTGAGCGTGATATACCAAATCTTGGCTATATCGGCTACGGTACGGAAGGTGATCCACTAGCACCGGGTTCATGGGCGGTAGCAACAAGCACATGGGAAGATGACACGCTTAATTGGAATCAATCAGCTTCCACATCATTCTTTAATCAAGCGGGTAAAACCCTTGTATTTGCCTCACCAACAGACGAAAAGATATACCGGCATAATTCCGGTAACCAGTCCGATACTACTGACATGACGGCGTATATAGAAAGAACAGGGCTTACTATTGATGAACAAGGAGCAAACAATCAGTCAATGGTGAAACGTGTGACCGCTGTTTACCCTAAGATGTCTGTATCTTCTGACAACACGGTGAATGTTTATGTGGGTCACCAGATGTCTACAGAAGAGGCTATTACATGGGAAGGCCCGATAACATTTAATCCTAATACGCAATCTAAAGTACCGTTTAATGTTACAGGAAAATATATAGGTGTTAAGTTTGAGTCTACAGGCGATGAGACATGGAGGTTAGATGGTTATGCGTTAGATATAAAGAACGCAGGAACCAGAGGAAGTAAGAGCTACTAATGGCTACATACGCCGATAGAGTAGTAAAGTCTGTAACACATTATGAGCCGGGGCCATTGCCTACGGACAGTGAAGACTTAGGAATCTATGTAGTAACAGAATTAAAAAGACTAGGAGACGTATTATTCAATCAAGCAACATTCAGACTGGAAAGAACGCATGAAGCGCCGACAAGACCGCGAGGCGGTGATGTCAGATACGCCGATGGGTCGAACTGGAATCCGGGATCGGGCGAGGGAATCTATTTCTTCAAAGAATCTACATCCGCATGGGTCAAACTGTAGAATAGTTTTAATCCATCCTGACGATATAGACACAGTGTGGGAGTCTATTCTCCCCTACATGGAAGAGGTAGTCTCTCACTCACAAGGAGAGGCAACCTCAGATCATTACTATGAAGAGCTTTCCTCTGGTTCAATGCAGCTATGGGCTGCTGTAGAAGAAGAGGAGTTATTAGCCTGTATGGTCACTCAAATAGCCCCATATCCCAACAAAAAGGTTATGAGGATTATTGCTCTGGGTGGGGTGGAAATGGACAAATGGATTCAGTTTTTACCAGATATTGAGCATTGGGCTTCAAGCGTAGGGTGTACAGCACTAGAGGCATGGGGAAGAAAAGGATGGCTAAAGATATTAAAAGACTGGGAATGTTCTTATCATATTCTCACCAAAGAAATTAAAGGCAGGATGCACTAATGGCTAAAACAGTAAAACAAATAGCAGCGGCTGCAAAGCAAAGCGCTGAGAGAAAAAAGAAAAATGCTCAAGACAGGATAGATGACTTTAAGAAGGAAATGGGTGGTAAGGTTGATATATCTAAATTAGGCGCACAACAGAAAAAAGATTTTCAAACGGCTATAGCTGATAGAAAAAAGCAATCTAATACCGTAAGAACTGCTAATATTGCTATAAGTAGAGCAACTGACGCTGAAAATATAGTTAAGAAGTATAAGGATAATCCCGCAGAGCAAATGCGTCAGCTTCGTATAAAAAGAGAAGAACAGATGGACTTGCGTGGGAAAGCACTTGTTGATGAAGGTAAGAAGGGTAAGCAATTTGAAGCGGGCGGTGCATTTGATTACGGGTTAGCGGCTCAAGCCTATGGCGATGCAATGCGGACTCTCGAAGGCCGTCAAATGGGCCAAGGAACTTCATATACTGGCCCCGGCGCGTATATTGCGTTAGATGCCGATGGCAAGCCGAAACTGACCACTGCTGATCGCGGTGGCGTTCCAAAGGGAAGTAATATATACCATATAGACCCAGAAGAATACATAAAAAGGTTTAGACCAAAGTTTCAGCCCACCCAAGAGCAGTTAGATAAGTTTGGTGGCCCAGGTGCGTGGGCGCAAGGATTGCTTAGTGGTGGCGCCGATTATACTTATTTAACTCCGTGGCAGCAGACCAATTTTCAATGGATGCTGGAAGATACGCCTAAAGGACTATTAAGCGCGGGTGATAAGCAAGTAAGGCTTCCAGCTCAGTGGAGAACGGATTGGAGAAAGGAAGAATGGGGGGATACCTATAATGAACAAACCGGACGTTGGGAACAGGCTACAGACCCCAATGTTAGAAAAGCTGCGGTTGAAAACCAATTAGCAAGATACAATGCAGGATTATTTAATCCGTATACAGGACAAGGCGCAGACAGTACAGGGCCACAAGCATGGCCGGATTCACCCAATCCTTTTAGAAATGATTTTAATAAAACAGGACCAAATGTCTCATCAGGCGCTGCTGGTGAATATTTACTAACAGATTATACCCGCCCTCAATTACAAGACTTGTCTCACCTGATGCCTCCAGAGGGGCTGCTTAACACCCCCGCACAACGGGCAATGGTAGCTAATCAAGGGGCTGTATGGCAACCTTGGGCACAAACTCCTGAATACACTTGGTCGCCAGGAGGGACAGCAACTTACACACCCAGAAAACTTCCTTCGTTACTGGATTCCAATACGGGAAACAACACCACAGGCAATAACACAACAGGCAATGACACAACTAATAAATATATTGACCAGTTTGGTGGGGAGTGGCCCAGTTACCATGATTGGTATATAAAATCAGGAGACACTTATAATAAGCAGCAGCAGGCATTAGCTATTGGAAATCAAAGGGCGGCTTTAGAGAGAATTAGAATAGCTAATAAAAATAAAGCAAACCAGATTAATACAGAAGCTAATGCAGTTTAAGAGGAAATAATTATGGCAGGCGCATTTACATCACAAGCAACGACAGAACCTTGGGAACAACAAATTCCTCACCTAAAGAAAGCATTTCAAACGGCTGAGAATTTATACTTACCTGAAGGTCAACCTACACTTCCTGCCTATTATTCTGGAAAGACTGTAGCAGGATTTGACCCTTACCAAACTATGGCGCAGGAATCAATTGTAAACTACGCCAAAGGCGATGCTCCAGTTGCTTTGCAGTCTGCTGCATCCGTAGCAAATCTAGGCCAGATGTATGGACAAACCCCATTTTCTGGTGAACAGAGAGCCGACCTTTTAGCAGGCCGTGTAAACACTGGGGCAGGCACTCCATATGGAGCAATTGCCAACACCTATGGACAACAGTTCATAGATCAAATGACAAAAGGATTGGCTGATGTAAGGAAAGGACAAATCATGTATCAGCCTGGAGGAAGCTCAAGAGGAGACATCTACCAATCTAACGTAGCGACTGGAGCTTCGCAAGCTCTAGCACAGAACTTAGCCAACCTCTACGGGGGAGCCTATCAGACGGCTCAATCACAAAGGTTCCCAATGGCTCAAATGGAACTAGGTCAAAAGGCTGCTGGATTAGGAGCCTACCCCACCATTATGGGAGCGCCTTTATCCATGTACCAAGCTATAGGAGATGTAGGAGCGCAACGAAGGGCTATGACTCAGGAAGGCATCAATCAAGCCATGATGCGTTATAACTATGAGGCACAGCGTCCTCAGACTGCATTGCAGAATTACCTATCATCTATCTCAGGGGCTTATGGAGGCCGTAGTACAGCTACTCCTTCAGCCATCGGTGCATTAGGTCAGGTAGGGGCTGCACTTAGCGGATTAGGGATGTTCAAATGACTAGAGAAGAATTAGAAATAATAAGAAAACGATACGAAGGCCACAAAGATGTTACGGATATAATAGATAATGCGATTAAACAAATTGATATGAGGTTGCAAAGAGAGTATTTTCAAACAGCACAGGGAACAACCCAAGCAACCGCGCCTAGACCGATAGGGCAAGAGATCCCATTTCAAAAGCGGCAGATGTTCAATCCTAATAACCTTGCTGGAACCGGTGGAAGCCTCTTACAAATGTCTCCACCCTTCGATCCTTCTATTAGAGGGCAGCTCACGGCAAATAGAAAGCGGGAAGATATGCTGTTTGGTATACCCATGTACTACGGATAAATAATATGACGACAATATTTAGCGTTAAAGGATCTACAGAAGAAGAAGACCGCTTGAGGAGGGAACGCGATATGCGGTCTCTTATTAGAGCGGAATATGAGCATCTGGAACAGCTAGATCGAACTAGAGGCTCTGCGCCCGAAAGCGCTTTGGCTCAACTATACACGCAAGCTCAAGTCTCAGCCTCTGATGTTAGTGGTGCTCCTAAAAGATTAACCGCCCAAGATGTTCTTGCAATTACTTCAGCCATTAGTGCCGTGGAAAATGAAGGGGTAGGCAGGGCTAACGCTTTTAGAGATATGACAGGGAGGGGTGGAACTTTCAGTAGTGGAGGAACAGGCAGTAGTGTTGCTACAGCTTTGGGTAAGTTAAGCGGTGCTCAAGATGATGAAATGCTATCCGCCATTATAAATAATCAAAGTCAAGCTGGCTTAAAGACTCTTGAAGACCATAGGGAATGGTATACCGCACAAGGGTATCCAGCGTTTTATTTTGAAGATGCTAGGAAGGCTTTTATAAAAGCTCAACAAGAATTTAGAGCAGAAGACCCATACGAAAGCGTTGGAACATTATGGAACCCTAATACACACGAGGCTGTGCAATTCAAAAACAACGAAGAAAAGCACGAAGCAATGGCAGCGGGATTTACTTCTTCAACTCGACCTGAGCTGTTTTCAAACATAGGAACACTATGGAATTCCGCTGGGAAGTCTAAGAACTACAAAAACAAAAAAGAGGAATACAAGATAAGGCAGGAAGGTTATGACCTGTCCACACCACCTCCTGATGGCTTCAAAAACGTAGGTACATTGTGGGACTCTCAGGGAAATTCTAAAACTTACCAAGGTAATGAAGAGAAACTTGGGATTATGGATGACGGTTACAACCGAACTTCTCCAGATGCAGGCTATGAAGTAGGCACACTTTGGAACAGAGATACGGGAGCCTCTGCGAACTATACGACAAGAGAGCAAGAGGTTCTTCTTCGACAAAGAGGATACAAGTATACTTCTCCAAAACCAACCGATAGCGACCCACTGAGGGTTGTTTTTGACACCTCTAAAAAACGAGTGGTGTGGCGATTGGATAGTGTGATAAAGTCCACAAACGCCGAGACAGAAGATTATTACCTTCCTGTTTCTGCTGATAAGGGAATAAACAATGCGTTTGTAATGGCTGGAATCCTAAATGGTATTGACTTAGAGTTCATACAAAAATATCAGAGAAGTGGCCTTAGCGGTATGGACGCAAAGATGTCTGAAGAAGATTTGAAAAAGCTACAGGACTGGATAGAGTTTTACTCGAAAGACATTAACAAATGGCATACCTTAGCAAAGATGGTAGATCCGGGTAGTCAGATAGGCACAATCACAGTGAATCAATAATGACCGAAGTTAATTTCGATTTTGAAGGTACAACCCGCGTTCTGGACGTTCCAGAAGAGTGGTTGAAATCCCTTTCAGACGAAGAGCTGAAAGATCGTATGATCGCAGCCATTCGTGCAGACGCCGCAATCCAGAAAACTGCCCCGATTGCGGATACTTTAAGGCATGGATGGGGGGCTATAAGAGATGCTTACCAGAGGGCTAAAGAAATAACCGCATACCACCAAGAGAGTGCGGGGGAACTCTGGGAAAAATCTGAATCATATGAGGGTCGATCTCCGATCGCCGCCCCACTTTTAGGGACAATAGCTGCCCTAGAGTATGTTTATGCCCCTATAGAGGGCGGAACAAGAGCCTTCATAGGTGAACCCATTGCAGATTTGGCTGGCGAGGGGTTAGATTTATACACACGCATTAGAGGTGGCGACCCGGAGGCTTTAAATGAATACACCAAGAGAACAGGAGCCTATACACCGCAGAAATTCATAGAGGACTTCACCACTTGGAGTTCTCAGTTGTTGACACCAGGAAACTATGCACGAGCTGTCAAAAGCTATCTGCCTATAAATCAGAATGTAGGGGGGCCGATAGGGTTCTTGGCTGGGGAAAAAAAGCCTGTAGTATCTGCGGGAGTTTCGCTAGACACTGATATTCCCGTTGCCCCGGCTTTAGCCGACGATGTGATTCCTGATAGTTTGGGTGCTGTGGAAGCAGATTTAACTACTCGCGGTGCAGTCCCAAGATTATCCGTAGGATCTGTTAGTGACATTACTACAGAGGAGAGTTTATTATTAAAAGTGGCTAGAGCAAGGGCCAATCCTGAATTAGAAGGTGAACGCTTGTTTAGAACTTACGCCAGATTTTTAAAAGAAGGTTTAGAGACAGGCGAACTAGACTCTTCTCAAATTCCTAGATTGCTTGAAGATATGGAAATGAACCCTGTTGAGTTTGCTAAATTTATGGAAACAAGCGTTTCTGAGTCTGGTCGAATATTAAACCTATTATCCCAAGCCTCTCGACGCATGGCTAGGGATAAAAGGTACCCACCAGACTTGCGTAAAGAGCTGGATGCTATAGCCGGAAGAATGGCTGATGGAAAAAAGGTAGATGAATCTCATCTAGCTAATTTATGGAGAAGGGCAGAAAATTTTAGACGCGGTATGCTGGTAGGCCAAGTTGCTACAACTATGCGTAATATAGAAACTCAGGCTGGTCGATTGACGGTTGGGATAGTTGACGATGCGCTACAGGCTTTGATGCGCGGGACTACAGTAAAAGAGTCTATGAGCAATTTATGGAACTCTGTTTCTGCTGATTTTTCCGCATTACCTGTAATAAATAGGATGACTGGTGGTAAAAAAATAATTGACAACATTTTAGAGGGTAACCCTTTAACTAAAAGCATGTTGTTAAACAAAACAATTCACGAAGTAGAGCAGATAAATAAACTCGTAAACGCAGTAAATACTCTGAACACTTTACAGGAAAGATTTTTTAGACGGACTGCTTTTCAGGCTCGCTTACAAAAGAACTTAAAGGAGGTTATGGGTAGGGATATAAATACTATCAACCCTAAAGAGATACCTCCAGAGCTAATGGAAGACGCAGTGCAACACGCCTTAGAAATTTCTTTTGCCCACGGAGGAAAAAGATTTTCCAAGGATATAGTTGAGGCATTTCATAAACTCCCTTTTTTATACACGGTAAACCCTTTCCCTCGCTTTACATTTGCTAACGCTATTCCTTTTGTATATAACCATTCCCCTCTTGGGTTAGCCAGAGTTTTTAGTCCTAAAACCGTGTCAGAGTTGGCTGCTGGAAATTCAAGAAATTTTTCCAAAATAGCTTCTAGGGGGCTTATAGGGACGATAATGTTATCCAAGGCTATTGAGATGCGGAACAGCCCAAATGCCGGAGAAAGATGGTATGAGTGGAAAACGGACATAGATCCTAATACTGGCAGTGCAAGGATAATGAATCTTATGCCTTATGCTCCATTTTCCACATATCTTTTCTTAGCGGAATCCATGAAGGGGGAAGATAGTAACCTTCTACCAATGGATTACGCTAAAGCTGTTGTTGGTTTAAATAGAATCTCTGGAACGGGTCTTGTTTTGATAGATGCGTTGAGAGCCGGAGAAGGAAAGATAGGTGGTGAAACACTGCTGAAAACTATTGCTCAATACATTTCATCTCCCACAGTTCCTATGAGGACGGTAAAAGACATTCAGCAGTCCATTACTGGGGAGGATTTTGCAAGAGATGTGAAAACAGACAGTTTTTGGGAGGACTTGATAAATCCCGCTGTATCTAATATGCCGTTTCTTGATAGGTTTTTGGCGGAAAGAGCTTCCCCCCTAAAGACTGGAAGACAAAGATCTGAGCCAGTAAACTTTTTTGGGTTTAAAATCCCTTCGGGAATTGCTAGGCAATTATTTGGCGTAACTATCAGGGATAAAAATATTGTAGAGCAGGAAGTTGATCGGCTTGGGCTGAGTTATTCAGCGTTTATGCCTAACACCGGGCTAAAGGAAGGCGACAGATATGCTGCTATGTATATGGCTCCTAGCGCAGTGGCAGCAATACCAATGATTATGAAGTCTGATGACCCTGTAATTGAAGTAGTTCCTGAATTATCAGACTCCATAGTTGGCGCTTTTGATTCAGATAAATCGTATAAGGAACTAAGCGATGAAGCGAAGGAAATAGTTTTAAGAGAGGTTTTCGGTTTTTTAAAGAAACACGCTTATGCTGAATTAGAAAGAACTCACCCATTCTTATGGGCTAGAACTCAGATCGGAAGGGTTGGTAGCCCAGAGGCTAAATACTTTGAGGAAAAATTTGGGGTAGATTTGAGGGATAAGGACGAAGTTAGAAAACTTATGAAAAGATTTAATTCTCGTTAATGAGAAAGCTAATTGCCCTGTTGATGTTACTCCCTCTCGTGGCTTCCTCCAGAATGTTTCCCACTGAAGTCCCTATACCTGCAGTCTGTTGGGATAGCTTTGAGGAAGCCATAAGCTACCACAAAGACATACTCAACGAATACCCAGTAGGTAGAGGGTTTGTGCAAAACCCAGAAGGTTATGCGTTTGTCAGTATTTCAGTCAATAATGAGACTGGAAAGTGGACATTTCTCCACTTCTTCCGCTACCAAGAAACAAATCAAGAGGTGGTCTGCGCTATCACATCAGGCCACAATTGGGAAAACATAATCAAACAGGGTGTAAAGAAAATGCCTATATGAGCAACGGAAGCCAATTTAACAGAAGTCTATCTATAGGCCACATAATAACTACGATAGGCTTAGTTATTGGTGGCTTTACCTTTATTTATGATCTGAAAAACGAAGTTCAAATACAGCAATTTAAGTTGGAGGCTGTAACTGCCAGGTTGGATAGGGTGGTTCAGCGTACTGACGATCAGTTTGGTGAGATCATGGATCACCTCATTAGATTGGAAGAGAAGTTAGACACCATGATAATTGATAACTAGAGGAATAAGATGAGAAAATTTTTAACACTATTGTTGTTTCCCCTCACAGCCTTCGGTGCTGACTTAGGTAAGATTGATATATCTTCGCACATAAGCCACAGTGATGGGGTTAGTCTGGGGCTAAGTGATACAGGTCAATTTAAGTTAGGCTTGGCAGGAGATGGTTATACTTTTACATTTGATGAAAGTGATAACGATATGGAAGTAGGGGTTTATGGTGTATATCTCAGTCGTTCAGACTCCAAGAATATAGGAGTGGGCTATGGAGCGGGAATTGGTTTATTTGATGGTGGGGTGCATTATCATTGGATGTCTTCTGGTAATCATATTGTAGGTGGATCTTCCCTTATTAGCTATCAAGGTGTTGGCTTAACTACAGGAGTAGAATGGAACGTCAGCGAGTTTGATATAGATGGAACACTCGGAACTTCATTAGACTTGTGGGGGGCTAAAGGATCTTTAACATCCAATTGGGATATAGATAGCTTTTCATATGAGGGCTTAGACTTTAGCGCAGGATATGCTATACCTGTAGCTGATGGCCTAGAGGTTACCCCAACTGCAAGTATGGGATTAGATGGAGACTGGGAAAGAAGTGATATCAAAGTTTCCCTATCTGTCAACATGTCCTTTGGTGGAAGTCATGGCGATCTCTAAGCATCTTGAATTTGTAAAAGAATCCTACCTTAAACATCTATGGTTCACTGTTAAAGTCTCCGCTCATTTGCTGGTATTATCTGTGGTGTGTTTGATACATGGTCTTATTCCGTGGATTTTTGTGGGAACAACATCTGATGCCATTAAACATATAGGGGAGAAATTAAAAGACCGATGAGCTATGATTATAAGTTTAATCAGGTTTATAGGGGTAGGTATACGGGGAGAACCGGATGAAAATAGATGCTAAATTCTTTGGGGCAATACTATTCCTAATTGCTCAGACAAGTGGCGCTATATGGTGGGCTTCATCTCTGTCTGCTGAGGTTGAAAGACTTGCAGGGATACAGGCTGTAGCTATACCTGCTTTAGAAAAAGAAGCTAAGGACTGTGGTATATCCATACATAATAATGAGGCTGCAATCATGGAGCTTCAGGAGCATGACAAGGCTATCTCAGGGTTAGATGTGCTAGGGTTTAGAATAGACAGCCTGACAGATGAGATATCAAAGCTAAGAGATGAAGACGTTGCCCAAAGAAAGGTAATGAACGAGATTATGTCACAGCATGAAAGCATCTTTGATATGATGCAGGGGAACAACATGATTCAACAAAAGGGTGGATATGGTTACGACTAATGAGGATAACAGAGGCAGCACAAAAGAAAGTCGATCAGACTCTCAATGGAGAAGGGTACTTGGGTATCCACTTAGAAGGTGGAGGATGTTCAGGCTACAAAATAAAGCTATCTCCAAGTGGAAGTTTGCCAGAGGATGCTATGATGATCTCAGATACTATTTATTCTGATGCCCATTCCCTTGACTTACTTGGAGATGCGTCTATGGATTGGGAAGACGATCCATTCATCCCCTCATTTAAATTTGTTCCGCCAACCGGATCGCACTCATGCGGGTGTGGATCAAGTTTTCAACTGGATTAACAACTATGGAGACAATAAATGGAAATAATCAAAAAAATATGGAAAGAAATCTCAGAAAAACCTTTATGGGCAATCGCTATTTTAATGGTTGCATGGTGGCTCTTTGCTTAATAATCCTGACGGGATGTTCAACGATCAAGAAGGCGGCGATAGTAGGGGCATCGGCTGGATTGGGTGCGACTGCCGGGAGTGTGATCGGTGGGGGTGCGATTGCACCAATAGCGGGGAGCATGGTGGCTGCCTCTGTAGCCTCTGCCGCGACGGGCGGGAAGACGGATTCTACTCAGGCCCTTGAAATAACAGGTGATGCCACAATTGTTCAGGAAGCACCTTCAAATTTCTTTTCACTTCTTCAACAACTTGTGGAGGTTGGTGGATGGTTGCTGATCTTAATCTTTGTAGTTCCGATGGTGTTGGGATGGATAATCCCGGGGCCACTGACAACTCACAGGAAAAAGAAAAAGAGTTAGTCCTCGTAAAATGGATGGATATCATATCCTATTCAGACTGGACTACACACGATAAGATATCATGCCCCATATTTGAAAGTATTGGATGGTTGGTACACAGGGACAATAAAGAACTAAAAATAGCCACCACCCTAGACAGGCATGATGGCTTAGGAGAAAACGATGGTGAACCTACT